CACTACAGAATTATCCTCTATACAGAAGATAATATATGTAGGAGATGATGTTTGGGCATTCGGTTACGATATGTTGAAAGTTTCTTCTTTAGATTATGCAATAAAAATTTCGTTTGCTGTCCCGTTTTAACGATTAAAGGATAATATGGTAAGGTTAGCACAAATATTTGAAGTTTATGACCAGTTTGTTCCTACTAAAGCGTCTGTCTATTTAAGACCGAAGCTGAGTGGGGATAACGGTTATTTTTCTATCTCAGATGATATTTCTATCGATTCTTTGAATTTTTCAGTTTTATCTCAAGGCGTTAACAAACTTTTTCCTAGCGATACAGATAATGGACTTTCAGGGGCGGGGTATTTATACGTTGATACATTAGATGTTACTGGAGGATATGCTTCTGTAGGCTATCCTATCCAAGCAATCTCATCTGGACAGTATAGATTATGGTTGAGAACAAAGACAACTACAGGGGAATTCAGATCTGTTATTTCGTTAGACAGTTTAAATTTGGGGAACCTTAATAACCTGTCCGCTTCTGCCGGATGGGAGTGGAACTCTCTTATTATAACAATCACAGACACAGAGACACATACGCTTACGATTGAACCTACTGTAGATGGAAGTTTTGTAGATAAAATATATATAACATCTGATCTTACTTCTGTCCCTGTTGGTTTTGGAGAAGATTTTTCTACTCCTCAATATGTTACGATTCATGCTCAACTTTATACTGTCAATGGGAGTGGCGAGCCAGATAGCCCTTTGTTTATATATGACCAGATTACAACTATTTCAGATCTAAAAACTGATGATTGGTACAATTTTAATCTTAATTTTTTGGACAGTTCTCGTGCTGTCTCTTTTAGCGATAGATATTCTTTGGTATTATATACATCAGGATCAAATAGCGATCAATATATTGTCTGGGACATTTCAGATAGCGACCCAGACGTAGATTCACCATCTGCTATAAAAGCATAAAGGATTAAGCCAAATAAAGCCGAAAAATATACATAGTATAGTTACGTGTATTCAAAAGAGACATATTTATGGACATCTGTTTATTTGACCCGAATAGCGGACAATGGGATTTAGTAAATTACTATTGTCTTTATCATGACATTGATGGCAATTGGTCTGCTGGCACTTGGTATGTCAACGGCACTAAAAAGCATGCAATGAAGATTTTTTCAGATGATGAGTCTGGAGGTTTTGATTCTGAGAATCAAAGGATTAATGTCACTTCTCCAACTCAAAATACTCTAACAAGGTCATATTTTGATACAGATGATTTAGAATTGTTTGGGACTAGAATCCAAGCTGATGCATATGGTCTCAATGATATTGGGCTTGATTTCAATGACAATATTGTAACATTTCTTTTTGATGAGAGTGGAAGCATGTCTTGGAATGATGAGAACGGATTTAGACATGATCTAGCTAAGAGGTTTATCAGTAAGGTCTCTGGGAGCTATCCTGCCGAGGTTTTGTATAAAATCTTTACCTTTGGAGGGCAAAAAATAAAACTCTCTGTAACGGCTGATTTGGAATCAAATGACCAATTTAATATTTTAAATTCTGATTTTTACCAACAGTATTTATTTAATGATAGTCTCAATAATTTTGCAGGGATTAGAGTCGTAAGAAGAGAAGATGGCTTTCCCGCGAATCCTATAGACGGAGAGATATTGTTTGACGGTGTTTCTAACGGCATACAAGATTTTGGAGTCGAAGCGGGCAAAACGTACTATTACGGAATTTATACATTCAATACCGATTACCAGTTCAGCGATGGAGTCAGGATACAAATAACTCCTAACGATGGAGATCTTCCTAGAGGCGTAAAGACATTTAGTTCTGAAGCATTAATAGGATCTGGAGTCATCGTAGATAGTACAGTTTGGGGTGTGTGGCATTTCGATGAAGCAGAAGGGCAAATTCTATACGATTTTACTGCGTCTGCTGATCTTGCCGTTTCGGAATCTAATGCGATTTGGTTGAATGCAGAAGATGTCCCGGTTGGTCAATCAGGATTGCGTTTTAATGGAGAAACTACTGCCGTTAATACGCAGTCTGTCATTTCTACTTTTGATTTGAGAGAAGACGAGAGTATAACAATTAGTGCTTGGATTAAGCCATATAGTTTTGTGAATGACAGAGCTATTGTTATGAGACAGGATGGTACAGATGTAAATTATGCTTTATATTCAAACACTGATGGTGGTTTAACTTTTAACACTGGTTTTGCTTCTGTCTCATCTACTATCGATGTCTTAAACTCGAATCAGTGGAATAAAATAGACGTTGCTATTAATATGTCTGATGGTTCTGTTACTTTTTATGTTAATGGTTATCCTGTGGGGTCTAGCATTTTAGGGTCTCTCAACTTGTCTATCGGAGATATGTATTTTGACATAGGGTATAACAGAGGAGCAATTGCAAATGTAGATAGCTTTTTCGGAGAAATATGTGAAGTTGTTCTATACAATGCAATAAAAGATTTTGATTACATTTTGGACCAGCATAATATTCTTAGGAATGATAATGGCGATAGGTTAATTGTTCTTAAGTTCACGATCCCAGAAATATACAACTTTAACGGAAATATCGTTAGTATTGTGTCTAACGATATAAAGATCCCATCTTATGAAGATGATGGTCAAGAAATATACTCTAGTACCATAACNTCTGAAGGAGANTTCTATACTACGTTCCAAGATAGTTTCGTTTTGGGGGAAAATCAATATTTTAGAATTTTCTCTCAAAGTAGTAACGGTAATATTTGTCATATAGATGATGCTATGTCAATAACTGTCACTGTCCCAGATATAGATACGGAGAATAGAGAACTTGTTTCTTCTTTATCTTCTTCTTTATCTGCTCCTTACAGTTTTGAAGGAGCAGCAGGAGATAGGAAAGTTTATCTGAAATGGAATCTTAACGCTTCGGATGAGAGAATAAAAAGAATAAAGATATATCGATCTACAACGGGGTTCTCTGTTTTTGATGAATACGGGAACAGCGACGGTACTCTAGTTTTTGATGATGACATATTTAAAACAAAATATATAGACAGGTTGTTAAGTAACGACACTCGTTATTATTATACAATATCTACTGTTGACAAATTTGGCAGACCATCCGATTCCAGTACTGTTAGCGTAATTCCTTTGAGCGGTTTAAACGAATCTCAAATTCCTTTGGAGGACGTTGAAAACATACGCTATGAAATAGTAAGCGGATCAAGCCTAAAAGTGTTGTGGGACGACTTTGTTCCCAAGAGAGACATAAGTACTTTCTTTAAAGAAGATATTGTGTTTTATATGAAGATGACTGATCAGTCTGACAACTCTATCAGTAGAGATTATACTATCTCATGGGAAATCGAAGGTGCGTCTTACACGTATCCAGATGATGTTGCTGAAGACTTATTCGCGGGAGAGACCACTGTAAACGCTCCAGATGTTAATGAGTTATATGGATTGACAGTTACAAAATTAGACAATGGTTTGTCGAGAGGTATTTTAAAATTAACGAACGATGTTTCTCTATTGTCTAATTTGAAATCTGTCTTATTATCAATAAGATTCACTGTAACGTTTGAAAATCTTGAGTTTGTATATAAATCGAGACTCATCCAAATAGAATGGAAGAACGAACTATCGTTCGAAGTAGAGAACAAAGATAGTAAGCATGTTGAAGTTGTCAGCAAACATACAATAAATGCACTAGATAATCAGATACCATCATCTACTGCTGATTATGACGGAACATATGCTACAGCATCTTCTTCTTATATTTCTAGAGTTTACATAAAAGATGAAGATCTTTCTGCTACGTCTAAGAGCACGACTGTTAGTGCTGCCGTTTATGATGCTACAGTAGATTTTGATGCAGATGAGATACAGCCAGAGACAGGTTTATTGAGCGTTTTTTCTCATGTCAATAGTGCTATTAAAATTACCACAGAGAAAAGAGAAAAGAGGGATGTATATGGAAATCTTACCGGGGTAGCAGAGAATGTAACCTACGCGGATATATCATTGGCGACTCCAGATCAGGCTCAAACCGTTTTATTGTATGTAAAAGTCCATTTGCGTAATGGCTCAACAATTATAAAGAAGAAGTTGGTTGTTTTTGGTAATCCTTTAGTGGTAGACATACAACCTAATATACCGCTGTCTGACGGTCGTCAAGTTTTAGAACAAACAGCTATCGTTTATATGTTAGATCCTAACGACCCTAAAGATTTGTCGAAGAGAACCTTTTTACCTAATACAGCAACAGCGGAATGGAGTTTGACCAAAAAGGATAATGCTATTGATAGAATTTTCTATTCTGAAGATGATACTGGCGATCCAAATGGTATTTTTTCTTTTTTAAATAAAAGTGTTGCTAGAAATGTATTTTTGGGACCGATAAACAATGTTCAAATATATGGTTCTGATGAGGTCGAATATGAAACGCATACAATGAATGTATCTGTCTTCTATGATGGTTTGACAGCAAGCGACTCTCAAGTAGTAGAACTTATACCATTAAGAGAGCGAGGACATAGAGTAATGTCTTCTAATTTCTTGATGGAGTTTGCTGATTTGAAACAAAAGTTTTGGAGCGATGGCATTGGGTATGCTACTCTTACTATCTCTCATGACGCTTTAACTTCTACTACTAAATATTCCGAACCATTTAGACAATGTATGACTTCTGTTGACAAAGAGATTCATCAATTGAATCATGGAATGATGGTTAGAATTGATACAAGTGATCCAGAAGTTGAGATAATTTGGGGAGATGTTGTCGAGTATTTAGATCCGTATCTAGATAGATGGGTTCTTAACACAGACAATGCTACTATAGATCTTGGAGCGGCATCAGTAAATCTTTCTCAGTATGATAATACTTTTGTTTATTTTAGACTTAACAGAAAGGATACTGACGCAGAAATCACAGGATTTGAAAGTCTGCGTACAGATTGTGCTCCTTTGGCATCAGATAAATATTCATTGTATAATAACGAAATAACTGTTACAGGTCATATTGTTTCTGTTTTTGACAATAAGACTTTAACGCTGACTGGTGGAGGATCGTTTGGAACAGGTTTGGTCCCGACAGTTTTAGTCCCCGAAGAATCGTTGAGAATGAGAATCGTTGATAGGAGAGCTAAAGACGGAAGCAATATTAGTAAAATAGAGGGAGTTATATTAGACGGAAAATCAATTAACCAATTTATATTAGATGTTTCTTTTGCGGATGCCCTTGTTCCAGATGGGACAGAAATAGATATAACAATAGTCAATCATACAGAGAATTCCGTTCAAGCGGTTAATAGCAGTATAACAACGTTAAGTCATGTTGATGTCGAGATAGACACAGATAGGGAAAGAAGTTACGCTACTGTAGAATTACAGCCTTTGCAATCTAATAAGGATATCGCTGCAAATATTTATCTTACTGCGACATATTCGTTACAGGATGATGACATAGGAGATATAAGTAGAACAGAGACGATATGTCTGTTATTAAGGAACGATGCAGATGACTGGAAAGATCAATCATCTTCTGATAATGTTCGAAGCATTTTTAGCGTTAGGACAGACGGNTATGACACGTTTACTAATGAGTGGTCCCAGCTATCTTCAATGTCTACTGCTAGAGGGCATTTGTGTGTTGAATCTGTTTTAGATCAGGTTTATGCGATTGGAGGTCTTGGTGCTAATGAGATACTTCCTACTGTCGAAAGATACAACATATCTAATAACTCATGGACAACGATGACAGCTATGCCAACGGAGAGAATGGGAGCTATGTCTGTTGTTGTCGGCACGGAAATATATGTATTTGGGGGAATCCGATATGATAAGACCAAAAATATAGTATATATTTCTAGAGCGGTTGAGAGATATAATGCAGTTACAAATGCATGGAGCGAGTTGGAAAGTATGCCATTAATAGACATAGGTTCTATTGATAAGGTAGGCTATGGAGTCGCTTTTGGTTCTGCCGTATATATATCTTCTCTAAATAGAATATATATTATTAGTGGAATCAGAGATATAACAGATAATGGTTCTTTCGTAGATTATAATAATAGAGTTCTTTATTACGATATAGGAAGTGACGAGTGGGGGTATTCTGATACGATATCCGAGACAGAATTTAAAACTTATAATAGAATTTCTCCTTTGTTGTTTGTTGATGGGGATGATATTATTGTATTGTCTGGAGCTTTTCAAAAGACAGACGCTTCTTTGGAATATTATGTTACAGGTTTTTCATATAACGTTTCTTCTGGGTCTCTTGATACGGTAAACAGCAAATTTGATCATATGTTACAGCCTAGATGTTTTGCGGCTTCTGCTATTGATGGAGAAAAAATATATTCTATAGGTGGTTTTAACTCTGATTCAGAAACGCTTAAGATGTTTGAAGTTATTGAAAACGTGGGCGGCTCTATTCCATATGACATTTTAGAATTGGGAAATACTACGAAATCAAAGAATGGTGGCGGTGCTGCTATCGTTTCGTATAAGGGTCATTCTCATGTTTTGTATGTTGGCGGTATGGAAAGTGGTAAGGGTAACGGTTTTCTTAAAATATCCATTGAACCTTATGAAGATGATATGTCTCTTAACGGGAACCAGTATTTGGGAGCTAAAGTGAATGCTGTCGATGATGGCGGTAACGTTGATGTTTTAGCGACAGTAAAACTTAAAGGCTATTTACAGTCAACGGATGCAGAAGATGTTACTGTCGATGATGGCGGTAACGTTGATGTTTTAGCGACAGTAAAACTTAAAGGCTATTTACAGTCAACGGATGCAGAAGATGTTACATTGATCCCAGAAAACTTTTTACCATATAATGTTTTGTTCGATGAAGACGAAATAAGCGTTATTGATGGAGAGTCTGTTTTTTCTTTAAAACCTCGTTCTGATGATATGATTAATGGCATTGTTGACGAGATGGTATTTATAGAGGGATTAGATAATGATTTGTATAAAATTGTTCTTCAGTCCACTATAGTAGATGGGTTTGTTCCAGAGACTGTTAGTACTGTATCTGGCGAACTTACTTCGTATTACGGTCAGACATTGGTTACTGTAGTCAATGAAGCAAGTGAAGCGGCTGTTCTTTCTCCATCTTGTATCGTTCCTGTCTCGTCTAATATAACGATTGCGTCTCTTAATTTTAAATCTATTTTTAGCGACAATGTTTTTAAGATCGTATCTGCTCCTCTTTATCAGAATGATTCAGTCTCAACAAATGTTCTATCTAGCAAAATGACAGTTCCTTCAGTTATAGACCATACAAGTGATGGAGCCGTGGTTGGCGATGATGCTTTAACTATTATAGATACTATTTCCGAGGACATTCCATTTGGATCTTCTCCTTTGTATGACTCTTTGTATACTGTTTCTACTGTTTTGAACGACCAAGATATTGATGCTTATGATAAGGTTATATATGTTTTTGCGGATAATAGTCCAAATGTTTCTACGAGAACTTATCAAGAAGCAATTGATGCTGTAAATGACATAGACAATCCTCAAGACGTTCCTCTTATTGTTGGCAATCTGTCATTGAAAGATCCTTCTCTTGTCTCGTCTAGCGTAGACAGAACTGGTTCTGCAATTTTAGACAAATTATCATACTACACTGGTGGACAGAGTTTTAGTATCGTATCTGATTCTTTTGAGGATGATTTAGTTTGTATAATGGCAGGCAAGACTAAAGGTTCTTTGGGTTATGGGTCCGCAATTTATACTATTGATTTTGGAGAGGTTGTTAGCCTCGATTCTGCGAACGTTTTGTTTGAGTTGCCAGAAAATACGACAGGGGAGTGGAGGATATCTGCTAGTGAGGATGGTTATGATTACTCTCCATATACAATCTATTTTGAACCAGGTTTTGATGTTGGTTTTTCTAGCTTGGATGTAAGATATGTTAAATTAGATATGAAAATAACAAGTTGTCTAACAACAACAAATGAAGAAATAGACGATAGGTCTCCTACAGGTCAACCTTTGATAGAAGGATATGGTTTAACATTTACTCCTGTAAAAACAGATTATTTATTCGTTAATGAGCACACTGTCGATGATAACAATCGACAGGCTGTATCAACTCTAGATTCTACAGATGAAGGAGAAGTCAAATTTGGGGTTTCTACTTCTGGATCTCACAACTGGAGCGATTTTGATAGCGGAGCTAAACCATCTCGTCCAAACGCAGGTGGCGGAGTTATTTTGCCGGTAAGAGACAGAGATATCATAGGTGTTCGTTCTGAAGATTTAGTTAATGTAGATAATCACGAGTTCAAGGCTACATATGGAGGTTGGGATTACGAATCAAGTGTTACTATTTTTGATTCTTCAAATGATGAAGTATCGTCTAGTTCTTATGAATTGCATCCTAGAGAAGGACTGGTTATATTCTCAGCAAAAATGTATGACAGTTATATTATCAGAATACAAGATCCTAGTAAAGTTAGATCAGGTTTCAGGATTGACAACAGCGATGCTGATACAGAAGTTAGTTTCCATGGATTCTCTGAAATGTTTGCTCCAGAGAAAAGCATCAAAGATTACTTGCAAGGAACTACTCCTACAACGACTAGCGGTAACGTTTGCTCCGACTTCCCATGGATCACATGTAACGATCCTTCAATGACAACAGCTTCTGTATTTATTGATTCTGTTCCAGGAAATTCTTGTTACGAGAGAGTTCAAGGAACCTATGCATATGACGCTACGTTGGACACTGTGGGCTTTGTTGGATGGTGGTTCTCTAGAATTGCGGCTAATGTTGTTTTAATCGTGATATACTGCAAAGCAGACCAAACGTACTATGCTCAAATTTATGACAGATCTTCTGATATCGCTATTTTTGGTGCAGATCCTAATGAATGCACATGCGTAACTTTAGAAAGTGATAGATTCAAAGACGTTTCTGATTCTACATTATGTTGCGACGAGATCAGCGAAGGCGTACTTGGAGATTTCACTTTGAGAGGCGTTGGAGAATGTTCATTCTATAATGCGTCTGTCAATATTAGCGTTTAATGTGGTTCAGATAATGGTATAATGTCAGAGTAGATTAAGACCGATATATATTTATGGAGGCATTATTTCTGATTTAACTTGTATAATAGTATTAGTTTATAATAAAATTGATGTTACTAAACAATTTTTAACTCAATTGTTTGATAATACTTATGAAAAGCATTATCATTTAATCATCGTAGACAACGGCTCTACAGATGGAACGGCAGAATATCTATCTACGCTCGATAAAGATAATGTCCATATCATTTCTTTGGATTATAATAGCGGCGTTATTGACGGTAGAAATATAGGCTATGAAAATAGTAAACATTTGGAATATAAGTACTTACTGTTTTTAGATAATGACCAATTTGTTGAGAAGGAGTGGCTTGAACAGCATATCTTTTTTATGAAGCAGGGAAAATATGATGTATTGGGTGTAGAAGCTTGGGAAATGAGCGACAGTTTTAGACCTATTCGACAGACACAAGAACCGACTGGTTTCTATTCTTATGTTGGGGCTGGCGGTATGATCATGAAAAGGAGAGTTGTTGAGGAAATCGGTTTGTTCGATACCGGCTTTAGTCCAATGTATTTTGAAGATCCCGATTTTTGTTTTCGTTGCTGGAAAAAGAGTTTGAATTTTGGATGGAATCCATATGCAAAGCTTGTACATAATCCTCATCAAACAATGTCAGTAATTTCGCAAGAAGATAAACATCAATATTTTCGTAAAAGTCTGAAATATTTTAGAGAAAAATGGATAGATCATAAGCCACCCATGTTTAATAGAACAAGAAGAAGCGAGAGTTTGTTTTATGAAAATAAGTGTCATAACATCGACATACAATAGTGAGAGATTTATAGAAGATTCTATAAAGTCTATTTTAGCTCAGACATATGATGATTTTGAGTTTATTATAGTAGATGATGGATCTACCGATGATACTTATCGCATTGTTGGTTCTTTTGATGACAAAAGAATTAAATACATACGTTGCATTCCAAATGTAGGTGTTCCTATGAATACTAATTTTGCGATAGACATAGCAGATGGCGAATATATTGCGATACAGGACGCAGATGATATCAGTCTTCCTACTCGTTTAGAGCAAGAAATTAAAATGTTGGAATCTGATAAAAGTTTATTTTGTGTAGGAGGATACGCTATAATTATTAATGAGGATGGACTGAGAATGAAGGAGTGGAATCATCCTCCTAATAGTAATTCAGGTATGATAGACATAATAGCATCTGGAAAGAATCCGATAATAAATCCTTCTGTGATGTTTAAAAGAGATGATTTTATTGAAATTGGCAAATANACAACAGAGAAAGATATCCAACTTGTTCATGACCTTGAATTTTGGGGAAGATGTCTATTCTCTGGACTCAATTTTTGTACGTTGGAAACTCCCTTGATAAAATATAGAATTAATAGGAATGGTCTAACTTTTGGTAGATCTTCAGAAATGAGAATGTCTCATCAGATGTTATTAAAACGATGGCGAGAGAAAGGATTAATATGAGTAAAAGTAAGAGTAAGAGTGGGAAGCAAGTCGGACCTAGACCTTGGACTGAACACGAAGAAATAATGCTATATAGTATGCGAGAGGATGGAATTCCGTATCGTATAATCTCTTCAGAGTTGTTTGATCGTTCTGTTAGTGCCTGTGAGAAGAAGTATAGAAATACTATTTGGGTTAATAAACCTTTTTATGATACGACTAGACATACTATCAAAGAGGGTTTGAAAAAGGCTTATCTTGAGAGACTTGCGAATCTCAGAGACAAAAGAATCTCTGTTTCTAAAGTAAAGGCAGATATTATAGGAGATAGGATAGTTAGAGCGGTAGAGGCTCTCCCAAGGGTTCCTGCCCCTAGAAAATCAAAGCGTAAACATGTTAAAAAAGACCATATCGAAGATGTCGGACTAATTCTCAGTGACTGTCATATAGGACAGGAATTCTCCTTGGAAGAAACAGGGGGATTAGGAGAATACAATTTAGAAATTTTTAAACAGAGAGTTGAGAATCTCCAATACGCTGCAACAGATATTGTTGAACTTCATTCTAAACTGTATGCTTTAGATACGTTGCACCTGTTTTGTTTGGGAGATATCGTTGCTGGCATGAATGACGTTGGAGCATGGTCTCCCATTTACATCAATATGCCTATATTTGAACAGTTCGTTGAAGGAGTTGAAGCTCTTGCTGGCATGATAGATCATTGGTTAAGTATTTTTAAGGAGATCAAATTTTACGGTGTATATGGTAATCATGGTAGAGCTTCTAAACGAGGTTCAGAAAAAGAATACGTCAATTGGGATTTTATGACTTATCAGTTTTTGATGAGTAGATTCAAAAATAATCCAAGAGTTAAATTTAATGTTCCTAAAACATGGTGGATATTTGAAGAAATAAGAAGTCACAAATTTCTTGTGGTTCATGGAGACGATATGAGAGGAATGTCCTGGCCAGCAAAAAGTCTGTTGGATTTCGAACAGAAGATGATGGCTATTTTAAGAGATATTCCAGATTATACTCTAGCAGGACATTATCATAGTGCTGCTGAATTATCTACAAATCATGGTAAAGTATTACTAAATGGAAGTTTTGTTGGCGGCGATGTTTTCTCTTTGAAAAATCTTCAAAGATCATCTATCCCTGAACAGAAAATGTTTGGGATACACGATAGACGAGGCATTACATGGACTTACGACCTTAACCTTAATATAGACAGAAGATAAAAGGAGTTTGAACTTATTTGTTGAAATAATAAGTTGGAGTTTAATATGATAGATTTACCGCAATGGTTAGAGGATAAGATTCAAGAAATAGGGATGGAATGCCCTAATTGTGGGAAAAACATAAAGTTGGAGTCCATTGTAGCTATCGGAGTCAAAGAATATGATGAATCCAAGGATAAAAAAAAGAAAGATCGGATTCCATATCTTGTTATGGAGCATATATGCGAGTATTGCCACAAGACTTATGGGTTTGATATAACCGAATGCGATGTCAAAAAATTCGTATTCGAGATGATGGAAAAATATGGACTAATAGACACCGATCAAGATAAACTGGAATTCGTGGAAGAGAAAAAACCAAAAGTAAAAAAGAATGCAAAAAGCGGTATTTCGCAAAAAGAAGTTGATAATTTTACGAATATGATGAAAGATTGCAAGAATTGGACAGATGTAATGGAAAAGGCCGGTATTTCTAGAGAAGACATGGAAAGGTATACAAAAGACAGTGCGAAAGGTAAGTGATTATAAGTTGTCTAAATTTCTTATAGAGTCAGCATGCGAAGGTGCTGGGTGTCCATTCGTGGATCTCAATATAAGATTTACAGAAGATGGACAGATGGGAGATGTCCTTTCTAACGGTTCTATTTGCGTATCAGATGCTAAGAATTGGTTTGATATAAATAGTAAAATAGTATTGATATATTTCACTCATTTCGAGCAGATCTGTGGTAGTAGCTTGGTAATGGATCACGCCGAACTAGAAAGAGTTCTTGATCTTTGGAGATCATTTTTATTATTTCTATGCAACGACGAAGGAGCATTAGATTGTTTTAAAAATGATGAAGAATTTGTATCAAGATTATATCAATTCCCTGTCGTTTGGTTGTTAATGAAAGATATTATTTGTCCAGCGTATGAAGTCCAACTCGACAATATAGCTATCGCAGTCGTAGAGGATACGTCTTCTTGTGATGTCTCTGAATATCTTGACAAAGAAGTTTTGGATATCGAGAACAGTTTTATTGGTTTAAACGGATGCATAGGATATAAACCAGTAAGAGATGCTTTTCTTTTTATCACTGTTTTAGAGGCTCATGATTTAAATGCTTATAAAATCATAAAAGAAATAATGTCATCAGAGTTGCAGACTAAGATTTGTGGAGCAATGAAATTAGTATATGGTGACGATAAAAAGGTTAACGACTTCCTGATGATACTTTTGACATATGTTGGTATAGAAAATAAGATAGAACATTTGGTTGTTGATTCGGTCAAAGAAGCTAGTAGTGAGAGTATGATCAAAGAGGCTCAGTTCATGAACAATCTGACTAACTCGTTTTGGTTCTTTGGTCTGATAGAAAAAATGTTAGAACCGTCTAGAGGAACGGATTGGTCTGTTTATGAAGGGCTTAATCCTTGGTTCCAAGAGATACAAGATCGCATTGAAGTTGAACAAAAGAAGGCTGGTAGAGACGGAGTTACATATGAGTCTTTGCTCAGAGTAAAGTCGGGTGAAAACACGAAAGAAGAGAATAATACCATACTAGAAAAAAATCTAGGCTCTGATAGAGTTTGGTAGAGGAAGGCAAAATGAAAAACGCAGATACGATACAGATTTTACGTAGAATACTTGAAAAATTTAACGTTGCTAGGAGATTGCTTATCGATGGCAAGGAGATCCCAGCATATAAAAAGTTTCAAGGAGTTTACGATAACCTTGAAAAATTGGTTAGTTTATTAGAAGAAGAAGAAGATGAAAATAATAAAGACAAGTGAATACATTAAAATAGCCTCAGGCTGGGACATATATCCAAATTTCTGGAAAAGCAGAGATATAGGACAGCAAGGTCATGTATTGTTCAAATCACCTGAACTACCTGAGACTGAAGACGAAATTAAGAAGCTTTGGAAACCGAAGAACACTAGAAAGAATAAAAATAGAAGTAACGCATAAATATGTCTGAAGAAATATCTTTAATAATTACTAATACCACTACGTTCGTGCAGGGTAGACTCAAGTCTGAAGTTTATCAAGGACTTAAAAGAACTTTGGGATATATGCCCGAAGATGCTTTTCATAAAATTCAGCGAATACAGTTGGACCCTGATATTGAAAATAAGCCTTGGCTTAAAGAGTATGATGGTCATGTAACTACAGTTTGTTATAACAGTGCAAAATGTAAATGTGCTGTTAAAAAACAAGGAACTCATTTCCCAACTGGTCTAGCAAGTAAAGCAATAGCTTATTTCAAAAGCCAATATATGTCATGTAGGGTATATGACAAAAGAGAGAAGGTTAGCAAATCTCTTCCGCTTACAATGGATACGGGAGAGTTTGAAGATAGAGAATATCAAACAAACGCCATTAATAAATCTTGTAATGTAGAGAGGGGAGTTATCCAAGCGGCTACAGGCAGCGGAAAATGTATCAATGAAAATTCTTTGTGTTTATTTGAAGATGGACTCATGTCTTTTAATGAAATAATTGAAGAAAGCGATTTAATTTTTAATGATAGCTATGCTCCAATTCAAAAACACGTTATAACAAACATGCGAAATAATGGTTGGGATAAAACTAGTCATTTATATAAAAATGGCATTAGCGATAATATTAAAATAAAAACAAAAATTGGATTCGAGTTAGAAGGAACTCCTAATCACAGAATAAGAGTCCTTTCGTCTGAATATCCTAATATAGCGTGGAAAAAATTAAAAGATATAAAAAACGGTGATAATGTTCTTTTCATGAAAGGAACTGATCACTTTGGGTCAAATGATATTCTTTCTGAGGATGATGCTTTTTGGTTTGGACTTTTAGTTGGCGATGGATGCTTGACATCTAAAAATCGTATAGCTCTTTCGACACAAGATGAGCATATTGTTGATTTTGCAAAAAAATATTTAGAAAGCAAAAAATTAAAATATAGTATATATAAAGATAAGAGAAGAGAGAGATTAGTTTCTATAAATGTTTTTAATAATTCATATAAAAATGATATTGTTAAATTAGGATATAAAGACGTATATTCCTATGAAAAGGATATACCTTTAATCGTTAGAAAATCTCCTAAAAAAATTGTTGCTTCATTCATTAGAGGATTATATGAAGCAGACGGTTTTTGTGCTTTTGAGAAAAGTAGAGTAAATTTAAGCATAGGATTGTCAAGCGAAAATTTAATTAACCAGTTGCAATTGATGTTATTGAATTTTGGAATAATATCTCACAAAAGAGTTAAAAAAACGACACATAGAGATTCTTATATATTGTCTGTTTACAATAAGAATGTTAAATTATTTTTAGAACTGATTGGTCTGGATAAAAATGGTTATAAGTATAGCAATGCTATTAAAGGACTTAAGGGATTGTCTGATTTTGAAAATAGTAACATTGATGTGATGCCATGCGTTAATTTTTATGTATATTCGTTATTAAAAGAATTTAAAAAATTCAACAACTTGAGTAAGATTAAAAAAACTTTGGAAGAATTTGGTTTAAAATATCAGACTTTACGTTCATGGAGCGGTAATTGTGCGTGGAGAAAACCTAGTAGGTATAGATTTAAATTATTTTTAAACTGGGCTAATAGTGTTTATTCTGATATGCGAGAAAGTGAGTTTGATTCAGAGTATTGTTTGATTAGGCGAGTATTATCCGTTTTAGAGATTATATCTTCTGATTCAATATTTTATGACGAAATAACAACAATTGAAGAATCAGTTAGTAAGACTTATGATTTTGTTGTTCCTGAAAGTCATAGCTTTCTTGCTCAAGGAATGATTAATCATAACACCTTCATAGGGGCTGGCATTATTGCTCAACTAAGCGTTAGCCCATTTATTTTTTATGTCACATCAAAGGATCTTTTAAGACAGGCTCAAGATGAATTGCAGCGTTTTATTTCCTATAACAAATCGCCTCTAGAAGTAGGGATTATAGGAGATGGGAAGTGCAACATAAGAGATGTAAATATTATGACCATACAGACTGCTGTTAGAGCTTGCGGCATGAAGTATAAAAAGTTCGACAGCGAATCAAAAATGGTTAAGGAAAAAGGCGTTTCTGAGCAGAATAAGACAGAGATCAAAGAACTTATTACATCTGCAAAGGGAATGATATTTGACGAATGTCAACATGTAAGGTCAGATTCATGTCAGGTTATTTCTAACATGTCATTGAGTTGCAGATATCGTTATGGTATGTCAGCAACTCCATTCAGAGACGCTGGTGACGACATATTAATAGAAGCGTGTTTTGGGAGGACTATTTGTAATATTACTGCATCTGATTTGATTAGGCAGAATTATCTTGTAAAGCCAGATATTTATTTTGTCCCTATGTCTAATATGAGAGGTAAAGGATTTGGGACATATGCGACAGCTTACAAAGAGGGTATAGTAAATAATCCGGCTAGAAACGATATAATTGTTCAAGTGGCTAAGCAAATGAAGGATAATGGTAGAGTCATTCTTGTCCTTTGTACACAGATTGCACATGGGAAACGATTAGAGGAACTTATCCCTGATAGCGTTTTTATTCATGGAAAGCATTCATCTAAAGTTAGAAAGGCTCACTTGGATAAAGTTAGAGCAAGAGACGCATCTGTTACAATCGCTAGTACAATTTTCGATGAAGGCGTAGATGTAAAGCCGTTAGATACTTTGATTTTAGCTGGGTCTGGAAAATCTAAAACTCGTGCTTTACAGCGTGTAGGTAGAGTTCTTAGAAAATCACCTGGCAAAGAAGAAGCAACAGTTATAGATTTTATGGATAATTGTAAATACATGATGGCTCATAGTCAAACGAGAAAAAGAATATATCAAACAGAACCAGAATTTACTATCGATGAATTGAAAATAAAATGAGAGCACATTCACCAATGCATATTAATTTCGAGTCCGGCGAATGCGAAGAGACTTTTAGCTCTAAGGTTAAATACGTTGAGGGCAGAGTAAAAGGTTTGCCTAATCCTTACGCTGGAAACAAAAGAAAAATCGTATCTAATATATTAGAGTCCATCGAGAAAAGAGGTATCAAATATGAATCTGCTTTAGACCTGTTTAGCGGAAGTGCCTGTGTTTCTCTTGTTATGAAGTACATGGGAAAAAGGGTAATAACAAACGATATATTGTTAAGCTCTTATTTTTATGCCAACGCATTTGTTGCCAACAATTCTGTTGTCTTGTCTCAAGAACAAAAAGATTATTTATTAAAGAATGACAATAACAACAAGGTTAAATTTGTTGGGGAAGAATATAAAGAGAGATTCACTTCAGATGAGGCGAATATTTTAGACAACTATCGTGCTAATATCGATGATCTAGATAATGATTATGAAAAGGCATTAGCTTTTGCTAATATACAAATTTATATTAGTAAGCATTGTTATCTGGGAGGTAGACTTAACAGCGGTCAAATTTTAGCTGAATTAAATCATCGTCTTGCTCATCCTAGAAATGGCGGTTATCCTATGTCGTTCAATAATATTCATTGGTATTCATTTGTGGGAGATGATTCGTTGAAATGTGTAGAGGGAAACAAAGCTTTCTGCCTTGATGCTATTGATTTTCTTAATTCTAAAGAATATAAGGAAGAGCAAATTGATTTGGTTTATGTCGATCCTCCATACGGAGGGCAGCAAAGTGACTATGGTTTTATGTTTAATTTCTTTGAGTCTTACGCTCGTCAGCAGACGATGGATAAATGGGATATTGCTTCTTCGATGAAGAAATTCGCCAAGAAAAAGAATTACGAAGAACATTTTATTTCTGTATTAAAAGCTTTATCTGATATTCCGTGTCTTGTTATAAGCTATAATGATTCTAGTTGGACCGACATTGATAACATAAAGAGGATCGTGTCGGAAGTAAGAGAAGATGTAGATGTAGAGGCAATAGATTATGAATACAATTCTCGTTCTGAAGAGAATAGGAAAGCTGTTGAATATGTTATATTTGCAAAATGACAAAGAATAAGAAAACGAAAAACATGCTTATGGGCATTGTAGGGGATAAGCAGCAGAATCTAAAACCCAGAGGCAAGGAGAAAGCTGTCGAAGTTTATGGGTCTCCCACTTCAGTGAGAAAAATAGCGATATCTGATATCAAAAATAGTTCTAACTGGAAGGTTAGGGACGATTTATCAGAATGGAAAAACTCTGATTTTACTATCTATTTTATACAGCAATTCAAGAAAAATGTAAACAATGAATGGACTGGGAGTAGGGTCGCAATGATCCTATTTTTTGGCAAAATATTTGATAGAGTCGCTGAAATACTTGGATTTTGTGACAATATAGTGCTTAGAGATTATATAGATTTTTTCATTAAAGAATGGGGTATGTATTATTGGAAGAGAAAAGGCAATTTTACACTTTGGTATTTAAAGGATGATCGTCCCATTAGGGCTTTCGTTGAAAAGTATGATTATAGTGATAGCTTTAATAAATTTATGGCTGAAAAAAATGGATGTCAAAGCAAGATCAAAGAGCGAAAAGAAATATCCCAAAAAAATATAGAGCAATATTATTTGGCTGGTGGGGAGAATTTGATTTTAGAATATGGGATGCTTATCCCGCTTAATTGGCTGATAACGTGTAAGAATTATTCAATCGAACATGCCAATTTACATATCATGGGAGCATTTGGTTCCTTACATTCAAGAGGGAAACATCAAAGTGTCATTAATAAAACAGAATCATTAAACCCGTATCCCGATTCTTTTGTGATCAAGGATTGCGATATGATTTTTAAAAAGTTTAATATCGAAGTAGATTTAAAGTTAACGTTTTCAAAAGAAGATTGGTGCAATTTAGGAGAAAAAGATTAGTAAAGACAGAAAAATAACGAACGAAAGAATCAAAAGTAAGCAAGTATTTTTGATTTTAGAGAATGGAAATAAGAGGGGAGTAGTTTCTAAGTATGAGGCATTAAATTGTTCTCGTGAAGCTGGTTTGGATCTTGTCCTTGTCTCGTCTCAGGGGGATGATAAGCCTCCAATATGCAAGATAATGGATTATGGCAAAGTTAGGTACGAAGAGAATAAGAAAAGGTCAAAAAAGAAGCAAACGGTCACTAAAGAGGTCCATCTTCGTAACGGTTTGGGTATAGATATTCATGATCTACAGACCAAGCATAGGCAAATCAAAAAGTTTATTGAAAAGAAGAATAAAGTCAAATATATATTCTCTGTCCGAGGAAGACAGAAAAGAGATATGCAAGAAGCACTAAAAAGATGCAATGAGAATATCTCGGAATTTGATGACATTGCTGTATGGAGTCCTCCTAAAATTGCTGGAGGTTCAATTGTTGTAGTGCTATCTCCAAAAAGTGGATAAATTTTATGTTACGATGTTGTTGACGAAGAAGAATTAGTTTTTTAATACTGAAGAAGAAAGGCCAATTATGCCAGAAGCAGAAAACAGCACTAGCGAAAGCCAGAAGATTCTAGAAACGATGGCGACTCCAGATTTCACTAATGAGCTTACCGCTCTAATGAAAATTCGCGCTCCAGTCGTTTTCCTTACATGTCGAGAAGAAAAACGAATGTTGAAATACCTACAGTATCTTGTTGTTACGAGAGGTTTTAGAGCTTCAACTTGGGATTGTTATACTGGAATGTCTAATCTATTAACGGGAGAATTAGACAAAACAGTTTCAGATGATGTTTTAGACCCAGATATGGCTTTGCATTATATTATACAAGACGCAAAGTCAGATTCGCAGAAGTCAGATGGTTACGAATCTCAGAGTATTAATGGCAAGATCTATGTCATGTTAGATTTTTATAATTTTCTTGACAATCCAGACACAGAGCGTAGAATTAAGACTTTCGCTCAGATCGATTCCATGACTATGATTATTATTACTGGTCATTCTTTGTCAATCCCACCTGGTTTAAATAATCTTTTCAGCGTTTTAGATTTCCCATATCCTAATAAGAACGAAATTAAAGGTACTGTCAAATCTCTACTTAACGCTGTTGGCAAAGAGTCTGTCAAGTTCGAAAAATCTTTGATGAAACAGTTCAAAGATAATGAGCATGAGATCATCGGTTCTGTCAATGGGCTAACTTTGACTGAAGCTCAAAAGGCTTTGTCGAAGTCAGTTGTTGTCCACAGAGGATTTGATACTAACGCTATTCTAGGCGAAAAGAAACAATATATTCGTCAACGCGGAACTTTAGAATTCTACGAACCAGATTTGACGATGGATGATGTCGGAGGTCTTGCTAATATGCGTTCATGGTTAGAGCGTAGAAAGGCAGTATTTGATCCTAAAGCAAGAGAATTTGGTCTTCCTGCTTTGAAAGGAATTCTTGCAGTTGGAGTCCCAGGTGGTGGTAAGTCTTTGATCGCTAAAGCATCTGCTGCTTTTTATGGTATTCCTCTTTTGAAACTTGATTTTGGAACGCTATTCCGAAGTCACGTTGGAGAGTCGGAAGAAACAACTAGAGCCGCTATCCAGTTGGCAGAGGCTTTAGCTCCGTGCGTATCTTTTGAGACAGAGATAAAAACATGCGATGGATCTATAATTGTAGGAAAAGAGTTTAATCAAACAAATAATAAGTTTAATATATCCGTTGGAACAGATATAGCAGTATTAGATGATCCTATTGATATCCCATCATTTGATATGGAAAAAGATGAAATTGTTAATTCTAAACTGAAAGCGATCATACGAAGAAAAGTTAGGACTGGAAAGAAAGTTTATAAAGTTACTTTATCGAACGGATCGACAATTAAGGTTTCTGAAGATCATAAATTTTTGGTTTTAAATAATGATAAAAAAGAATGGAAAAAAATGAAGGATATCAGTGAAAAAGATAAAATTATAACTCTATAGCGTTAGTATACGAGGAGGTAGAGTTGTGGTTAATAAGGTTTGTTTAAATTGCGGAGTAATTTTTAGAGTTGCGAATTATAGAAAAGATACGGCAAAGTATTGTAGTCGTTCATGTAGTTCTGCTCGAAGTAGAACCTCTAAAGAATGTAAATTTTGCAAAGAGAAATTTGAAACATGGAAATCTACATTTGATAGAACCAAGTTTTGTTCAAAAAAATGTCAACTGGCATATAATAAAGATAGAAGTTCGAAAATTATATGTTTGAATTGCAAGGATAGTTTTGTTGTTCCTTTTTTTAAAAGAAATAGTGCTAAATTCTGTTCTAAGCGATGTCAAAGAGAGTTCACTAACAGCGATACAAAGTTGAAATGTTTTGTTTGCGGTGAAAATTTTACAAGAAAAAAGTGGGCAACTATTAATAAGAAAAATGTACATTACTGTTCTGTAGATTGTTATCAGAAAAGATCTCCATCAACTTACGAAACATGTAGTTGCGGTAATGTTTTTAAGGTTTATGCTAGTAGAAAAAAATATTATAAAAATTTGTATTGTTCAGTAGAATGCCGTAATAAATATGGAATTATTGGAAGGCTAACTTCTAACATTAATTTTAACAAGCAGTATCAGAAATTTGTTCGAAGCGTTAGGCATTCGTCAAAATACTACGAGTGGAGAAAAAAATGTTTAGAAAGAGATAATTATAAATGCAATATTTGTCATGGAGATAGAGGTCTTACAGTTCATCATGGAATTAAGACAATGTATGACTTTGTTAAAGAACATGGATTTAACAAGAAAAAAATATATAATGATTGTATGTTTTTTGATGTCGATAATGGTTCAACTTTATGTAGAAAATGCCATCTAAATAAGCATTCGAATAGAAATTTGAAAGATTAGGAGAAGAAAATGAATGTAGCTGAAGTTGTAAAAGTTGAAGAAGTAAATGAAATTGAATATGTTTATGATCCTTGTTGTGAATCGCCTAACAATTATGTTTCAAATGGGATAATAAGTCATAATTGTTGTTTGTGGATTGATGAAATCGACAAGGGGTTATCTGGTACTCAATCTAGCGGTTCGACCGATGGTGGAACGACTGATAGAGTTGTGAGTACATTCCTTACATGGATGCAAGAGAAGAAAAAAGACGTTTTTGTTGTCGCAACTGCCAACGAAATAGAAAAAATTCCAACTCCGTTTTTCAGGCGTTTTGATGAAATCTTTTTCGTTGATTTTCCCAACGTAGATGAAAGGGAAGAGATAGCTTCTGTATTGATAAGAAGATATGGTAGGGTCGCTGCAAACTTCGATCTTAAGAAGATTGCGAAGGCATCTGACGGTTGTAGTGGATCAGAGATTGAGAAGGCAATTCATATTGGATTGTTTGAGGCTTTTGCCGATAGTAGGAGAGAGCTAACAACTAAAGATATCGTAAACGCTTTCAAAACTTTTACTCCTCAGTACAAAATGCGTCCAGCTTATTTTGATACAATGACTGAGGTTGCTCACCAACGTGGTTTCGTTTTTGCAAACAAGGCTCCTAAAATTAAACCACAAAAAGTACAGAAGGAAGAAGACGCAATCGGTATCATTTTGGATGAAAATTGAAAGACATAACAAAAACAAAACTAAAATTAGAGTGTTATTACGCCAGTAAATGTGAACACTGTTCTGGCGACGATATTTCGAAATGCTCTAAACCAGACGGGTGTATATGTAAAGTAGCCGCAGAAGCAAAAGCCTATATGTGTTCCATTATCCCTAATCCATACCATAAATATACAATTTGGGATTTTAATGGGCTTACAGACAGCGGAACAACACTGTCTCCAACAGTAGTTAGTAATGCAAAGTCGATCTTACTCAAATATTGTTGGAGCGGTGTTACACTCGAAGACTTGCAGATTAATAGCTATAAAAAGAAAGATCTCGATCTTGATAAAAAATCTATTATGGATAAGAGGTTGACGCATGGTACGAACGTTTTAATCCATTCTCTCAACGGTTCTCAGACAGGCAAAACGTTTGTTGCATCTATTATCATGCGAGAAGCAATTAAACAAAGAGTAAAGCCTGGTGGAGCAGTTGAAACGTATGATTGGATTCCGTTTGTCAAACTGAAACATCTCATACGAAAAGATGACGAAACTATATCTCATTTAGAATCATGCGATTGGCTAGTTGTTGATGACATCCCTTATAGTTCTGGTACAACTCCCGGAGCAGAAGCATATATGTCATCTTTGATAGATCCTTTTTTTGCTGAAAGGCTTGATTCGGGATTGCCAACGATATTTGTTTTTAAGTTTGATATAGACGAACAGTCGAATCGATGGGAGGATGTGTTTGGTCTGTCCATCGCTAGTATAGTAAAAGATAAGCATTCATGTAAGATAAGATTATTCGAGTAAATGATAGATAATAAGAAAAAAATACAAAACGAAATTAGTTTCATAAGTTTATTACTAAAGCATCGAGGGGCTGTTGACATCTGGGCTAACGAGGGTCCAGATATTAAATATTTCGATAAAACACATCACCCAATTTTAAATGCTATAATCATAGCCAACAATCAAAATGTATTGCTTACACGTAGACAATTGTCTAGCATTTTAAAAGATGGTCCGTTTAGCAAGTTAGACGTTATATCTCAAGAGGCTCTATACAACAGAATAAACCTCAACATAGCAAACGTCAACGAAAACGACTTCCATCATTTGAAATCAAAAATTGTTGAGCATCATGTTACTAAAAATATAATAAATTATATTGATAGATATAGAACTAACGTAGCAGACAAGGGAGGATTGTTTGCTGCTAAAGATTTGATATCGTCTTTGATGCGTATGGAATTGAACAATGAGGATGGGAGTAGAAAAACCATTTATGAGGATATACATGATTATTATCCTAAATTCATAGAGTTTTTAAAAGATAAAGCGTCTAGGGGAGACGCTGACGTAGTTACATGCGGCATTAGAGAGATAGACAGTGCTATGGTTGTGGGTTTCGCTCCTGGGACTTTAACGTTGTTCTGCGGCGATGTTGGAGCGTATAAGTCAGCGATGATGTTAAATGTCGCTGTTGAGATATGGAAAACGCAAGGTAAAAAAGTTCTCATTGTTCCTCTTGAAATGCCTAGAGATAAATGGGTACAGAGAATGGTATCAAGGGAAACTAAAATACCGTTCGAGAAAATTGAACATCCTAATCAATTGCAAAAAGAAGAGTGGAGTAAAATACAAGAGAATTGTGATGAGATAGCAGCTTATGATCAATTCTATATAATGGAAACATCAGAGCGAATTCCAGTTTCTTTCCTAAGAAAAGAAATAGAAGCTCATATAGATATATTTAAACCAGATGTTATCGTAGTTGATTATATCGCAAACCTTATTCCAGAGGCAGGCTCAAACAATGCAAGAAATGATTTGCAAATTGGTGAGATGCTCAAGGATTTAAGACAGATGGGCAAGCCTAAAATGGGTATTCATGAAAATGGATTCGCTGTTATATCTGGTGCTCAAATAGGCAGAGAAGGATTGAAACGTTTCAGAAAAACGGGAGCTATAAAAGGGAGCTTCCACTCTGAGGACTTGCGAGGCTCTCAAGAATATTCTGCTGATGCTGATAATATTTTTGGTCAAATGAAAGACCCTAACAATAACGGCAGATTACATTGTTATGTTATAAAGACTAGATATGGTACTGGCGTTTTCCCAAATGGTTCCACAAAAACATCTTTGGAAGTACAAGGAAATATTGGACTGATTGAAGGCGACAATAAAGATTGGATCACCGAAGTAAGTCAAGAAAATATTTTAGAGAAGGTAGACGATCCAATTGCCGACTTCGACAGTAGTGAATTAGATCTACCGTTCGAGGGATATCAATGATCAAAGAGCAGTCTCTACATCTAATCAGAAACAAACATAGTATAGTTGATTATTTGGCTTCAAAGGGTATTCATCCAGCAAGATGTTTGGGAGATAGAACTTCTTATATTTGCCCTATTCATAAAGATACCAAACCATCTTTTATCGTATATGCTGCAAATGATGAAAGTGAGAATGAGAACTATTTTTGTTTTGGGTGTAAGAGATCTGGTTGTATAATATCTCTTAAAGCTGAGATGGAAGAGATTACTTGGGGAGAGTCTATTTCTATCCTTGGCAAAGATGTAAATATAACAGAAGATAGCGAAATAGAGTTTCTTGTTAAAGCTTTAAAAAAGCAAATGAATGGAGAGGACTCAGAATTCGCTGGCGAGATAGGGAGACTATCTTTAAATATAAGCTCTATGGGTTTTCTTTACTCTCAGAAGATAAACAGAGATGAGAAAGAAGAGACTGATTTTTTAGAAAGGCTATATAAGAAAGTTGATTATCTGGTTAAAACCGAAGATTTAGAAGGCATGATCAAGCTGTATGATTTTATTTCTGATATGAGAGTTGATGGGCTAAGTCCTTTTGAGTACAGATTTAAGAAGTGGGAAGAAAAAAAAATAAAAGAAATGCAGGAATGTGCAAGGGCTTATGGTAATATCTAAGTTATGAATATATTAAACACAATAATAAACAAAGACGTATTAGATGGACTGAAAGATATTTCTGACGAAACCGTTGCTTTAACGGTTACTAGCCCTCCCTATAATCTCAAGATTGATTACGATTCTATAGAAGATGATCAGCCTTATGCAGATTATCTTGTATGGCTAAAAGAAGTTTTTTCGGAAGTCTATAGAGTTACTAAGCATGGCGGTAGATGTGCTATCAATATAGACGCTATGACCAACAGACAAGATGATAAGGACCAAGAATATGTGCGATGCATATATGCTCATCTATACAATCTCATGAAAGAGATTGGCTGGAAGTTTCGAACCGAGATTTGCTGGTATAAACAAAATGCAGTTGGGAAGCAGACTGCTTGGGGATCGTGGGTTTCATGTTCTAATCCAACGATTAGAAGAACGCATGAGTATATTCTGGTTTTCTCTAAAGGAGATTGGAAATTGGAAGGTGATAGCGAACTCTCTGATATGACTAAAGATGAATTTTGTGAGTATACTCTTAGCACATGGTTTATCTCTCCTGAGACTAGGAAAATGGCTGGTCATCCAGCAACATATCCAGAAGAATTAGTTAAACGTTTAGTCAAATTATTCTCATATCGAGATGATGTTGTTCTTGATCCTTTTAATGGTTCTGGGACTACTACATACGTTGCGACTAAATTTGCTAGACAATATATCGGGATAGATGTTAGCGAAGATTATTGCCAATATGCTCGTGAGAGGATAGAGACAGTTGTTGATTTATTCGATAATGAATATATCCCAAGATCTAAGAGATTAGGAAAGAAAAAGAAAGTCGAAAAAGAGAAAGAGGAAGATCTTTTTAATGGAATTTGAAGGACAAGAGTCTAGTCTAAATTTTACGGATCATACTATACTTGAAACTGAAGGTAAGTATGATGACGTTAAACAAATAATGGAGGAAGAATCTTTTGTCGGTTGTGAATGGATGATCCGTTCTCATTTGACAATAGATTTTCCAACTAATTCTTGTATGTTCGTTTTACATTTCTATCAAAACAAAGATATAATCATAGCTGAATATCAATCAACTGTTGCTGATGTCTTTTATAATTCAGATATTCCATGCGTTTCGATCTGGGCACAAGACAATGGATGGAATTGTCCGCAACCACATCCTGATTTAATCAGAGATGGACTTGAGTTTTGGAAACATTTCTGGGAGACAGGAGTACTCGATTCTGAGTATCTTGATGAAAGATATGGGGAGCGAGTCATCGATTATTCCGATTACATAGATGAGGACGACGAGGACGACGATGAATGAGAACTATAGTTTGCCCACATTGCGGAGCTAAATACCAACTTGCATTTGATCATTTTTATGGTAAAGTTTGTAAGTGCGGAGAATTTATTCCGACTAGTGATGGGGAAATAGATTGGACGAAAGAAAACAGAATAAAAAATAACAAGACAATAAAGCAAGCATTAGATTCTGTAGTTAGAAAAATGCGAGGAGATAATAATGATTAATTCTGATAAAAAGAAAGTAACAGTTGACTTCCATTGGACAACCGAAAGCGAAGATGGGACTACGGGATATGGCGTTTTCGTAAAACACCATTATACAGAAGAATATGGTCCAACCATATCTGTTTCTGAAACCGAAGGTGATTATATATCCTTCCCATCGAAAATGTTTGCAGAGGTTGTAGATTTTTTGCGTAGGGAGGGACATATAGAGCCTAGCGAAACATTTAAAGCAGCAGCCGAAGCGTCAGCGAAGCGTACACTAGAGATGGGTAAAGTCGGATATGCCGTTCCTAAAACGGTTTTAGCTCCACCTATTATTGAGAATTCTACTCAACAACAGGAGCAAGTAGAACAGCAAGAAGAACCTCCAGAGATCATTATTGACAGTAGTAATCCAATTGGTTCGTTCGATGGCGAGGAAACGCCTTATTTGTCCCCAGGAACGTTCCAGACTACCCCAGAATCGCCTCAAACCAATAAAACATCTAACGGTCTATCTTCGCAAGATATGGCTTTAGAAAGGCAACAAGCAGTAGATAAGCAGCAAAGTGGAGCAAAGACAATTAAAAGCATACATAAAGAAGAAACAGAGGAATAATGGAGTATAAGTGTCAAACAATTTCGTTGCAAAAGATGTTATATGGACCTAAAGGAGTTGTTGATCCTCTTTGCAATAGTTGTAAGTCAAAAGATTGCAGTAATCCGGTAATGTGGCAAAAAATCAGTATAATAGGTATACAGAAGAAACATAGAATATACGTTCGAGGAAATGAATGTTCTGCCGTAATACAATGTGAAGGATTTTTACCGTGAGAAAAAGATGGACTAATAAAGATGTACTAAACTACAAAAGAGCAAGAAGTTTGGCTCAACAAGGTCAGTCTGAACTTTCAGCCGAAAGGATGAAAAAGGTTCAAGGTCATCCTAAGACAGAAAGTATTACATATTCTGAAAAGTCAAGGTATAAAGCATCATATGATTATGTAGATGAACTTTTTCCGAATGTCGGTATTAAAAATGTAACTGTATATAGAGCAGCGAAATCTTGTCTTGATAGATTGGGACTAAAGAAAATTGGTGGTTGTTATGATAAGATTTCTAGAATAGTTGTTATATCAAAAGAGTTAGAATTTTCAGCTTCTACCAAAGATGAAACATGGTCAACAATAACTGCAAAAATTACTGATGATGAAGTGATTGTTCACGAACTTCTTCATTATGTTTCTATGCATGACAATAGGGGAGGGGGAATGCAGATGGAAGAAGAATTTGCATATGGTAACTCTCTTGAGTATTTAAGAAGTAAAGGACACAGCGATGATAGGATCATTGTATATAATTTTCTCCCTTACTTCATGTCCGTTTCTTATTCAAAACAGATAGTAAGAAAAGTTCTTGTAGACAACGGATACGATATTGACGATGTAATGGTTAAGACAGATCAAGCTCGAAAAAAGATATTCAAGAAGTTAGATAAAGAACTTTTTAAAGCTACGAAAAAAGTAGCGATAGCATCAGCAAGACAACTTATTCGTATATACTCGAAAGATGAGAACGAAGAAGTAAAGATTAAAGATGATGGTGGTTCTAAGTTTGGGATGATGGATTTTGGATTTTAGTTATGGCAGATTTAATGAAAGGATAATATTATCTCACCGATTTATTGCTACATACACCCAGAGACAGAAGAGATTTTTGAGATTATGCGTCCTATGAAGGATAGCAAGAAAAAATACAAAGCCCCAGACGGAGTTTGGTGCAAGAGACATATGCAAGCTGAAGGCAAAGGCTATTGTGGTCTTGCTGCGAGTGAGCGAGAAGGTTTTGAGATGGACCCAAAATTATATAGGAAAAGAAATCCGAAATATGTTCGTCTAAGAGACGGCACTCGCGTTAGGTACGACCCCAATAAACATTATTAATAGATGAGATATAAGAAGACACAGGTTGTACATCAGGTAGTAAGAGATGAAGAAATTGAAGACCTAGAGTCAATTAGAAAATTGCTCGAAAATATATGCTCTTCATATATAGACATTTCTTTAGGATATCAACAGCCTAACGCTGATATAACAACTACATGGAGCAAAGTTCGTATAGATACTGTTGGAGGGGATGATGTAGACATAAAGATATTCGCAGGCAAATACATAACAAAAACAACAATTAAAATAGATAGAATAAAATTTATTGAAATTGTGACTGACAGATTTGGTATACTAGCAAAGAAGTCAGAAGTAACTTCATATGACTTTTTAGATTTAAGTGAAAATAAAAATGATAAGTAATAAAAGTTTCGTACATCTTCATGTCCATAGTGACTATTCAGAATTCGACGGTCTTGCAAGCGTCAAAAGTCTTGTAATGGCTGCAAGAAAAGGCGGTTTCCCCGCCTTAGCTTTAACAGATCATGGAAATCTTGGTGGACTAATAAAGTTCATTCAACTCTGCGAAGCTACCAAAGATAAAAACGGAGAAGATATTCCATACGACACCATCAAGCCCTTGCTTGGCGGTGAGCTTTATATGTCTGCGAGTAGGTTTAATAAGAGTTCAGAAACTCAACCGTCAGGACAAGGCGGTAATTTCCATCTTATTTTAATCGCTCAGAATTGGAAAGGATATCAGAACCTATGCTCTCTTTCTAATTTTGCTTATACAGAAGGTTTTTACTTCGCTCCGAGAATAGATTTTGAATTACTTGCCAAACATTCAGAAGGGCTAATTTGTTCGAGTGCATGTTTAAAGGGGATTGTAAATCAAAACCTATTATATGATAAATATGATGAGGCTAAAAAAGCAGCAATGATGTTCAAAGATATTTTTGGAGACAGATTCTTCCTTGAGGTTATGTATCATGGAATACCGGCCGAGCTAAAAATCGTTCCAGAGATTTTTAAATTAAGTAAAGAATTGGATATCCCTGTTATAGCTACAAACGATGTTCATTACGTTACTCAAGATCAAGCTCTATCTCAAGAAGTTCTTACTTGCATGTCAACAAGAACGTGTTTATCTAACCCCAAAAGGTTGAGACAACCATATTCAGAATTCTATCTAAAGTCTGCTGACAAAATGCATCAGATGTTTAAAAAGAATCCTAATTGTATTACGAATACAGTTTCTATTGCAAATATGGTAGATCATGAAGATATCAAGAAAAATCTTTTTGTTAAAAGGATGAGACTTCCAGAGTTTGAAACCCCAGATGGGTTTAACAGTCCTATGGAATATCTTATAGATTTGGCAGATAAAGGGATGAAAGATCTTGGATGGGATAAAAAACCAAAATACGTAAAAGCTTTGAAAACAGAATTAGAAGATGTTCAGGTCGCAATAGACAATAATGATTATGATTTTGCTACCTATTTTTTGATCGTTTGGGATATAGTTAATTTCGCAAGAAAGAGTGGCATTTTTATGGCACCTGGTAGAGGATCGGGATATGCTTCTGTTTTACTTAGATGTTTAAAAGTCTGTTATGGTCCTCCTCCGTTTAGTGAAGATGGAGAGGGGCTTGATTTGCTCTGGGAAAGATTCCTTGCTTTCAAAACAGATGAAAAGACAGGAAAAAGAGTTTTTGCTAGACCTGGTTTTCCAGATATCGATTCGGACTTTGACTTCTTCCGTAGGGGGGAAATATATGATTATATTATTGAAAAATATGGAAGAGAAAATGTAGAAAATATAGGGACTTATATAGGTCTCAAATTAAGAATGGCTCTAACAAGAACTATTAAAGCTCTTGATATAGCTCAAGCTTTTCATAAAGGAAAGCAAGAATTTGTTTCAGAGAATGTGGCAAAAGTCGAAGAGATTTTAGGTCAGCTTCCTAAACCTCAGGGGGCTTTTATGAAAGCAAAAGATGAGGATGGGAAAGAAGTATTCATTAAAACTATAGAAGACGCTATCAAATATTGTCCTGATTTTAAATATTACATGGACAAATATCCAGATATTGTGACTCATACTAAAAATGTTCAAGGTCTTTTATCTTCGTTCTCTAAACATCCTGCTGGTATCGTAATTGCGGACGTTCCTGTACATACACTTGCTCCAGTTCGTAGGTCTAAAAAGGATCAGTATGCTTCGCAGTATGATATGAATGATTTGGAATCTATGGGTCTTATTAAAATGGATATTTTGGCTACATCTATTTTAACGGTAATAGATCGAACTGTCAAAATGGTGAAAAGTAATTATGGGATAGATATAGACATAGAGAATTTAAGTCTTGAAGATGAACCGACATTTGAGTTGTATCGAAAGGGGAAACTAAAGGGTGTTTTCCAATGCGAAAATGGCGGCATGCAACAGACTATGAGAGATATAGGAGTGTCTTCTTTTAACGATGTTGTTGCTGCTATTGCTCTTTATCGTCCAGGTCCGATGGGAAGTATCCCAGAATATTGTGAGAGGAAGAAAGGTTTAACTCCTGTCTCTTATTTCCATCCAACTATTGAGCCTTTTGTGAAACCTCACCTTAAAAGAACTTATGGGATATTGACATACCAAGAACAGGTGATGCAGATATGTAACTCTTTAGCTGGCATTTCTGTCACAGATGGTTATATATTGATTAAAGGTATTGGTAAAAAGAAAGAGCATCTGATTAGTCAATATAAAGTGCAGTTCATAGATGGTTGCGTTGGGAATGGCGTTCCAGCGAATATAGCAGAGCAGTACTGGGATACATTTATAATACCGTTTGCATCTTATGGATTTAACATGTGTCTAGACGGATCTATGAGGATTAAGAATAAAAAAACAAATAAATTTTACACAATAGAAGAGATGGAAAAAAGATTTAGAGACAATAAAAATACATCTATAGTTCTTGACAGTTATAGAAACGGAGAAATTATCGAAGATAAGTTAGTTGATGTTTTTAAAACCGGAGAAAAAGACATATATGAGGTCGAACTTGAGAATGGAACTGTTTTAAAATGCACTTTAGATCACAAGTTTATTTGTAAAGATGGAAAGAAGTATTCTGTTCAAGAAATAATAGATAACGATTTAGAAATAATTTGTTTTGAAGAAGGAAATAAGCTTTTGTTGTAATATATTAAATATAAGCATATTATAAGGAGTGTACTATGACGAGAGTAGCTTGGAATAAAACGGTTTTAGATCATAGCAAGAAAACAATTCTTAGGAAAATGTTTTTCCAGAAGAAAACAGCAAGAGAAATCACAAAAGAGATTGGGATTTCTTACTCTGTATGTAATAGGTTATATAACAAATATAATTGGTATAAAAAGAGAGAAAGATATTATAGATATTTGTGTTATTTGGCATACAAACAGGGAATTTCAGTTGTTGATATATGTTGTATTGCTGGTTGTAATTATAGATATGCCAGTTATGTCAAACGCAAATATAAGGTTGCAACAAAAAGATTTGTTTATAACAAACGTATGACAAAAGAACTCGAAAAAAAAATAGTGTGTGATTATATTGGAGGCATTCCTTCTAGAAAATTATCAAAAAAATATGGGTTTAAAACAGGAAAAACTGTTACTGATGTTTTACGAAAATACGGAATAAAGTTTCGTCATCCCAGTAAAATAACTCATTACAATGAAAGTTGTTTTAAAAAAATAGATTCCCATGAAAAAGCTTATATTTTAGGATTTTTTCTAACAGACGGTTATGTGATCAAAGATTATAAAGGTGTAGCAATTCAATTGACTATAAGTGACCGTTATATTCTTGAAAAAATGGTGAAAATATTTGGAATTTCTTCTACGGTTATAAATATAGATTGTAGTAAAAAAAGAAAAGAATTTTCTAAATTAAGCAAGAAGGTTGCGAGGGAAAGAATGATATTCAATTCAAAAGATATGGCAAGGCTTTCTGTTTACAATCAACAGATATCGCATGATATGAGATCGTATGGATGTATTAAGGATAAGACTTATAAACTTGAATGTCCGTTAATCCCTAAAAAATATCATTCGTCTTTTTCTAGAGGCGTTTGGGACGGAGATGGAACTGTTGGAATTGCAAAGAATGGGAACATTTGGTGTCAATTTGTCACTGTTTCTGAAAAATTCGCATATGGTTTTATTGATAGAATTAAAACTCCTTCTATTCTCGTTTTACAAAACCCGTGTAAAGATAACAAGTATACTGTGAGAGTTTCTGGTGGGAATAAGCGTACAATTAGGTTTCTTAGATGGATGTATAAAGATAAAGGAGATTTATATCTTAGGAGAAAGTATGAAAAAATCAAAGATCAAATCAATTAAAAAGATTGGTAAGAAAAAAACTTACAATTTAACGATGGAATCGGATCAACATAATTATGCTATTTATTCTGCTAGTGATGACGACAGTTTTGTTTTTAGTGCGAATAGTCATTCGTCCGCTTATGGTTTTACTTCTTGGATCAGTGCTTATCTGAAGGCTAATTATACGGCAGAGTTTATGGTCTGTTCTTTAGATGTGGCTAACGAAGATAAAAAGCATGATAAGATTATAGACCTTGAGCGAGATCTCAAAAAGATGAATATAAAACTTGCTGATAGAGATTTGAATAATTGCGATGTCAATTATAAAATAGTAAGAAAAGAAGACAAGGCTAACGGAGTAGATCAGACGATAGTTTCACCTAGTTTAATGGTTAAAGGCGTTGGTCTTCCTACCGCACAAAATATCGCAGATAATAAACCTTATAAATCTTTAAAAGAACTTGCTTCAAAAACTGATTTTAAATTAGTTAATAAAGATACAATAGCTTCGTTAGCTGAAGCTGATTTCTTCAAAAATATGATAAAAGAACATTATAAGACAACGAATAAAAGACTCTCCAAAGGTAAACTTGTGGCTCAATTTATGGTCATTCGTAATGATTTGAAGAAGGCTGCTAAGAAGGGCGTGGAGTCTATGGACCTATTTGAATAGGAGATTTAAAATGGAAAAGGTAACAATAAGAGTTTATCTTCGAAATGGTGGCGGTGTATATGAATATGATATAACTGGTCCAACTAACGAAGAGGTAGGAGTTAAGGCGAGAGAACATGTTGGAGCAATCGCTGTTGGAGGATATCGTCATAATGATGGAGAGACTGTTATGGAATGGTTTCCTCCCCATTGGATCGATAAAGTTAAAGTAGTCGGTAAAGTCCCTACGGCTTATCCCGATAGACCTAGCGGGACATAGGAGAATAAAATGGATAAAATAAGAAAAGGCTCATTGGCTTTATGCGGATTGAAATGTTTGGGAATGATCACTCAAGATGAGCCTAAAGAGATAACGTATGGGGGATGGAAATAAGGGTGTTGCCTACGTTGGTATTCATCTGACAGACAAGATTACGGATATAGGTCGTCCTTGGTCTTCTAGAAATCCGATAATTGTAGGACACATTGACGATATAGGAGAGAAAAATGAAGATTAAAATAAAAGATAAGATTTATGACGGTGACGATGAGCCTGTAATGGTTATTTTGACGAATAAAGATAAAGAGAATATAGCAAATATGGCAGAAGGATGCCAGAAATATTGCGAACATCCAGATACGATGGACGATGAAGAAATTTATAAATGGATGGCTGAATAGGATTAATTAACATTTAATAGGAAGTAATAAAATGAGTGAAAAAAGAAAGTCGGGAATTTCGAAGTCTATCAAAAGAATTTACAATGTAGCACAATATGAGAGTCTTGAAGTCATTGTTCATTATGAAGATGAAATAGAATGGGAGAATGTAGCAGAAAGGCAGAAAAAGTCAGATGCTATTAGCAAGCTTCTTTTGAATGATTTCAAGAAAACTACATTAGAAGTATTTAAACAATTGAACGAGTCTGAGAAGAAAGCGTTTTTCAAAAATGCTCTTAAATCTATGGGAAATGTTTCTGAAGAAGACGTTCTTGGACAGATAGAAGGGTAATAGAATGGAAAATGATATTCAAGACATTGCAGATATCTTTGGCTTTCCTAAAGTCAAGAGAGAGAGAGAAGAGGCTCCAGCAAATGAAGATTTTACTGACAGAATGCTGGACGTAGCAGAAGCTATGAAGGATACTGATGAAACTCCTTCTGTCTCTGGTCTTGATCTCGTAGAGGAAACCCCAAAAGAAGTTGAAGTCGAAGAAGTTAAAATTGAAGAAACAATATTTGGCGAGATGGGCGACGAAGACCCAGAGATTCCAGATATTACAACTGACGTTACTGAGACTGTATATGGCGAGGCAGATGACACGATTTCTTATAAAACTCCATTAGAAGATGGTCCATTAGATGAGCCTCTGCCCGAAAAGATAGATGATGTTGATATGGATGCCATGGATGCTATTTTAGGGATCGAAACGCCTGAGTCTACGAAAACTGCTTTGGAAAATACTTTGGCAGAAACTGGGATGGTGTCTCAAACAGCAGAAATAAAAGAAGAGATTTTTCTGGACCCTGTAAAAGAAAATGAACTGTTAACAGAAGAACAGTCGGTTCTTGAAAAAGAAAACGCAGAAAAACGAGCGGAGTACATGAAAAATCATATAGCTGAACACGATAAAGCTGCTGCTAAAATGCATGGAAGTGGAAATGACGATGACGATTATACAAATCATATTGATTTGCCGGAAGGTGAAATAACTTGGATTACTTCAAGCGAAAATGCAAAGTTCGATTATTTCTACAGTCAAAAGATTTCTATCATCAAGGATCTTTTGCGAGGAAGACAGCTTCCGTTTGCAGAGTATGAACAAGAACTTAGGAATAGTTATTGTGAAACTAGGTCGAATATTTATGATCTGCAAAAGTTGTATGAGAACATGACAAATGTTCAAAGACATCGTGATCGAGTTTGTCAAATACAGAGTGACGTTAATTCACAATATTATAAATGGGATAGGACTGTTGAGCTTTTGAGAGGCGTTTTAGCTAGAACTCAGTATGAAAGAGGCAAGCAAGAAGGCATCCAATTCGAGCACCTGCGAGACATGGAATTATATTTAGAAAGTTTAAAGTCTATCCATAAAACTGCCGATATTATACATAAGAACCTAGATGCTGCTTTTGATTTATTGTCGAGACAGGTTACGATCTCTCAAAACGATAAACCAATAGACAGACAAGGTTCTTATAACAGTAATGTTTCTTCTTCTTATCCTACAGAGACTTGTACCGAAAAAGAAACCCCTGAAACATTAACAGATTATGACGATCTGCCAGTTAATGGAGGAACCATTAACACAGGGCCAAAAGTCAAAAAGAAATCTGTTCAGGGAGTAGAATCTAAAAATTGGGATAAGATGTAGTATGAGTCTCCATAAAAGTAGTGAGGTTTAATATGAGTCAATTGATCGATTGGAAAGACGTAGGCGGTGAAGGTAAGGGCAAGTCAGGCAAATCAAATTTTTTAAGGTTGAGTGCTGGAACCCATGTCGTAAGGCTTCTAGGTGGTCCTGTAGTTATGAATAAATTCATGGTACAAGGATCTGACGGACGTTGGAGAAGTGCGGTATGTGAAGATGCTACAAACAATCCTGTAACGAAAAATCATGGGATCAATCCATCTGAGCGTTATGCTATCAATGTTATTGATAGATCGGATGGAGAGCTTAAAATTCTTGAAGGTGGTGTATCTGTTTTTGGCGAGTTTAAAAAGTATGCTAAGATCTCTGGCACTAATCCAGGAAAGACAGTTGGAGCCGATTTCAAGATTGTCGTCACTGGTGCTGGCAGGACTAAAAAGATCAACACTGAGTTCGACAGAAAGAACAGTTTGACAGAAGACGAAATCGCTTATGTAAAGGGTCGTGGAGGTCTTAATAAATTGCAAGAAATTTTTAAAGTCACTCCTGACGACGAATTAGAAGCAAAGCTTTTTGGAGAAGACGTTGTAGCTTCAGTAAGCTCCTCTCCGCAGACCGCTTCGGCAGACACAGGCATAGAGGCTCCGACGAGCAACATTGCCCCTAATACTGAAGAAGTCGGCGACGATTTACCCTTCTAAATAGAATTTGATTGAGAGGGGGAGGGCAACCTCCCCCTTGATATCTTTTTTTATGCAAATGTGTAAACGAAATGAACGGAGAGAAAAATGGCAAAAAAAAATAATAGTGATGTAATAGTTGACAATTTAAAAGGTTTTATCAGAAAAGGTGCTGCTACAACTCCAGTAGGCTATGTCCCAACTGGGCATTTCAGTTTAGACTTTGCTATCAATTATGGCGAACTGCCAGAGAAAATAGATCTATCAACGTTAAAGGGATATGATCCTTCTAATGCTCTTGGACTTCCTCTCGGTAAGTTAGTTATGTTGTATGGCGAAGAGGGTGGTGGCAAATCTTCTTTAGCTTATAGAATATCTGGTTTTGCTCAGAAATTGGGCTATCCAGTTGCTTGGCTTGATACGGAACATAGTTTCGCAGAGGGTCTTGCTATAATCAATGGCGTAGATATAGATAATATTTATTATTCTACTATGTCTAATCCAGGTGACCCTGATAAAGTTTATTATGCAGAAGATGTTTTTGATGCAATTATTGAATTGATAAAATCTGGCGTTAAAGTTGTTGTTCTTGATTCTGTTGCGAATCTTGTTACTAGAGAACGTGGAGAAGCTACAGCGGATAAGATAGTTATTGGCAAGCTTGCAAGATTGATGAGCGAGAATTTAGGAAAGCTTGTTTCTTACGCTGATAAACATGGAGCTTTGTTGGTTTTCATTAATCAGCTTAGGTTTAAAATAGGACAGAAGTTCGGCAATCCGGAAACTACACCAGGAGGTATGAGTCTTAAACATAATGCATCGTTAATCATAAAGATTACCAAGAAAAAAAGTAAAGAAGCTCTCATAGAAATTCCTGGTGAAGATGGCAAGATGAAAATTATTGGCAGAAAGTCTTACATGAGACTTGAGAAGAACCGATTCGCTAAACCTTGTGAGGATAGCGTAGAAGTTCCTGTCTATTATGTAGCTCACTTTCCCAATATTGAAGAACTTATGTTTGAAGCAGGTCGTCAATTAAAGGTTATCTCTGTACGTAAGGGGATCTTTAAATGGGCAGATAGCGATGGACAGAAGCATGAAGCAGAAGGCAAAGCTAATTTTACTGCATACATAAAATACAATGAATTGCAGTATTCTCTCGGTAAAGATCTTATAACTGCCGCAGAGGAAAATACTACAATATTGCCTCCTGAAATCAGCAAGTGGATAAATGACTACGAGTCAACGAAGAAAAAAGAAAGTAAAATAGATGAGAAACGAAGCACCGAGAATAAGACTAGCGGAACTAGAAAGGCAAAAGGTAAAAAAACTGGCGATTGAAACCTTGTCTTCGCCAGAAGGGAAAGAAGCTCTTGATTACCTAAAACTCAAGAGAGGGTTTTCAGATAACGTAATTGATAATTTTGGATTAGGATATGTTCCTTCTCATGTAAATAATCTTTATGGAGATCCTCATGAGTTCGCTGGAAGAATAGTGCTGCCGATTCATGATCCTTACGGAGAATTGGTAGCACTCTCTTCTCGTGATTGGAGGGAAAATGCATACAGCAAATTCTTCCATGAGCAATATATAAAGTCAAACTATCTTTACGCTCTTGATATAGCGAAGGACTATATAATTAAGAGCAATCAAGCAATTATTGCAGAGGGTGAATTAGATGTTATGAAAATGCACTCTATAGGGATAAAACGAGCGGTCGGCATGTTAGGTAGTTCTTTAAGTATAAAACAAATCTCTCTTCTTTCAAGATACTGCCAAGAAATATTTTTGATGTTCGATGGTGATGAAGCCGGGAAGAAATCTATGGACAGAGCTATGCAGTTGAATGTTAAATACGGTCTAAGACAGTTTTATGATATTCTAATTATCCCTGTAGCTATGCCAAACAATTTAGACCCAGACGATTTTATTAAAACAGAAGGGAAATTAGCCCTCGTCAATTTACTTAAAAAATCTAAAATTGATATAATGAAGACAATAGGAGAAATAGCATGACAAACGCAGCAGTAGCATATATCCCACCAGAGTTACAGAATATAATGGGAACAGTTGACACTCATATCAGACATGACGCAAAAGGAAATACAAGACAATATTTCAAGTATCACCCAAGTGCGTTTGGTAAATGTCTGAGAAACATGCAATACATGAGGTATGTTGCACTGGGTCTAATTAAAGTCGAGCAAGAAAGTTTCGACAGCAAGCTACTTAGGCTCTTTGGCAAAGGACACAACATGCACGCTCGTTGGGAGAGTTACTTTGCTGGGATGGGAGTCCTTAGAGGCGTATGGCGATGCCTGAACCCTTTATGTAGTATGTTTGATGATAAAGGTAGTTTGATGGTTGGAGTTGATCCTAAAGGGGCATACAAGGCTCCAGTAAGGAAGTATGGGTTAGATGAGAAACTCGGCGTATTTAAGCCAGAGAAATGCATATGCGGTTGTAATAAATTCGCATACGAGGAAGTTTGCGTTGTTAGCGAAGAGATGAACATGTTTGGTCACGTTGACTTGATTGTTGATTTTTCTAATCTTACAAATGATAGATTCGATGGCGTTCCTATATCTTTTGATATTGATAAGCTTCCGAAATCGCCAGTTGTTATTGATATGAAGACTATGAATGATTATCGTTGGAAAAATTCTCTAATGAGAACTGGACCTGATTTAGGGTACAGAGTGCAGCTTTGTATCTACGCCAACCTTCTTGACCTTGATTATGGAATGCTCATATACGAAAATAAAAATAATTCCGAAGCTCGTCCATATAAAATTGAAAAAGCTTCAGATACTATGTTTGACTTGATTAAAAAGCAGGCTATTTCTATGAACGAGATGGCTGAATGCAAACCTCCGAAGCTACCTCCACCGAGATGTTCAGATAAAAGCGACTATGAATGTGTTAATTGTGCTTTCAAACCGTTATGTCATAAAAGTGCGATTTGGAAAGATAAAAAAGGGTTAAGCGACAAGCAGAAAAAGTTTTACGGCAATCTCATCAAATAGGTGGAGATAAATCTTTACTGTGTACGATATAGATGTGTGCATTGAAGTTAAGTAATAATTTTTAATAGTCGCTAAACAGGAGAGAAACATGAGTACCGAAGAACGAAAGCCTTACGTAAATTCTGACGATCAAACATTGCTTTTAATTAAAGGAACCATCGCAGACAGAGATGATGCTAAACGTTATGTAAAACGAACTGCTAATGCTATTTTGCAAGTCATACAGAAACATGGACTTGCTCATCTCAGATGTGTAGGAGCCGCAGCTTTAAACAACGCTATCAAAGCTTCCATTATAGCCAGCGGAGACGCTAAAACTAAGGGCATGGATCTTGTTATGTCTCCTAGTTTTCAGACAGTTACTTTTGGAGATTCTGGAGAAAAGACAGCAGTTGTCTTGAAAGTTTTTGATTTCGGAGATGAAGTCTAGGAGATAAAGAAATGGATAAAAAAGATATTGTAACAATGTTGACGAGTGAAGACGTTACCCCTTTAGAATCAGAGTGCGACATAGAAGAACTCATTCTATCTATCAGTGGTATAGATAAAACGTTAGAATGGTACAAAGAATTAAAGAAAAAGAGGATAGAAAAAATAGCAGTAGAGGTTGATAAACTTTCTAAGAGAAAAGAACGTCTTCAAGAAGTGATAAAAGCTACTCTTAATAAGAATAATAAAAAATCGCTTAATTTTCCTGGTGTTGGTAAAGTTTCTACGAGGAATGTAAAAGGTAAATGGGAGTGGGAAGACGAAGACAACGATACTCTGATAGCTTACTTACAGAAAGAGCTAGAGGGAGATGAACTCGATAAAATCGTCGTTGTTAAACCGACTATAGCAAAAGCTCCATTGAAAAAAGTTTTAGATCTATGGGAAAAGAATGGGTCTCTTCCGTCAACTGTAACGAGAACAGACGAGAAACAGTCATTGTCCGTCACAGTTGATAAGTCTTTTACAGATACTCAGAAAATGTTAGATGCTTTGCAATCTGTAGAGGATATTGACGTAGAAGATATGGATGATTTGGAAATCTAATGAAAAAATATGCCCACGATGCTCCGAAGTTAAAAGGAGCACATAGAAAGTTAAGAGCCTTATATAAAAAAATTCCGTCAACTGATGGTTGTATGGATAATCTTGATACATGCAAGTCTTGGTGCTGTTCTTGCCAAACCCCGCAAGTACTTTACGTAGAGTTTTTGCATACTTGGAAGGATATTATAAAGTATTGGGCGTTACCGGACATTTTAGATTTAATTGAGCGTGCCGTTAACGCTTATCTCAATAATAATCCAGTTAAGGGGTGCATATTCCACAATAAAGAGACAGGTTTATGCACCCAACATAAAACTAGATGTTTTAATTGCTATATTTATGGGATAACACCCAAAGATAAGTTCACTGAGAGGTTTAATAGATTCAAAGAGATGTATAAAGACCGCCCAGACGTTATTCTCCACGATCAATGTCCTTTAGTTACTGCTAAAAAGAAGGTAACTCAAAAAGATATAGATAAATGGTGGAATGAACTTGTAGAGATTGAAAAATCTATAGGCATTAAGAAAAAGAATATTAATGACAAGGATGAAGGGTCTTATAGGTCTTATCATGACCATCTTCTTTTACATCTGTTCCCAGATGTAGTTCTCAATCAGATGACTGTTGTTAAAGGGACTGTCAAAGATCCAGCAGAAAAAGCTGCGTGCGTTAGGTCTTTGATAGAATGCTTAAGAGGAAATATGGAGGCTATTATTTCTGGAGAATCAAATGAGTGAAACAAAAAGGATTAAGATTCTGGAAACAGAATATAAAGAAGAAGAAAAGCTAGTTTATTGGACTGTTAAAGTTTTAGATGAAGATAAGACTGTTAAACTAGCTATGCGTAGTAAAGAGTTGATGGACGGATTTGGTATTGTCGGAGATGTTACTGATGAGCAGTTGATTAAGTTTTTGTCCGATATAAAGGACAAAGAGTTAAAATGGGTTTTTGATGTCAAGATCAAAGAAATGCCAGATAAAATGGATGAAAATAATGTATCGTCATTCGTAGACGCTATAGATGAGTATCCTTTTCCTGAAGTTTTGAGTGCGGAGTCTAGAGAACAGTGAAGATATTATTTTTTGCAAGCCAAGAGTGCGAGACATGTGAACAATGGATTTCTGCTTTTGGAGCAGAAATGTTTCCCCCCTCCGTTACAGGTGAAAAAAATACTAAAATAGATTTTGTTTATATAGACGCATTTGCAGATGATCAACAAAAGCTTTGTGACGAACATGGCGTAGATGAACTACCTCACATAAAGATATATGATTCTAATAACAGAATTGTGTTAAATAAGATAGGTTTTTTCCATCCTAGTAATTTATGGAAAGTGTTTTATGCATCTGATAGAATAAGAAAGAAGGCTTATTCCATGTTTGACCATATGCGTCCACAAGTGAAGAGCTTTAATTTATCCAAAAAAAGTTAGAAGAAAGAACAATATGTTATTTAATGAGAAGCAGCAAGAAGTAGTAAATTCTACAACTGGTCAATATGTGGTAACTGCCTGTCCTGGCAGCGGTAAAACAGCTTGTATTGTAGAGCGAGTCGCAAATCTTATTGACAAGGGTATTCCTCCATCTCGTATTTTATGTCTTACATTCACCAATAAAGCAGCAAATGAAATGCGTGAACGTATTTGTAAGAGGCTCAATATTGAAGATGCTACATTTTATATTGGAACGTTCCATTCTCTTTGCGTTAAAATCTTGCGTAGAGTAGGAACTAAGATAGGATACACTCCAGGTTTTAGTATCTTCGACAGCAATGATCAAACATCTTTGTTAAAGAGTCTAGCTCGTCAGATGGGATTTGATGTCAAGAAATTAAATTTCTACGGTATCGGACATAAAGTAAACTTTGGCAGAGAAGTATTAGAAGACGAAAATACGATAATGCAAAGATTTGATGATAGCGTTGAATCAAGTATCGCTAAGAAATATCTCAAAGAGATCAAAGAACAAAATGCCATTGATTTTAGCGGGTTGCTATATGAGACGGTTAGACTTTTAAAGGCTGAAGAAGACATTCTAGGAAGATTGCAAAATCAGTTTGAGTACATATTGGTAGACGAGATACAAGACACCAACTATGCTCAGTTCGAGCTTGTTAATCTTTTCGCTGGGAAGCATAAAAATGTTATGGTCGTTGGCGATGTATCTCAATCAATCTATAAATTCCGTGGAGCGAGATATCAAAATGTCTTAGATTTCATTAAAAAGTACGAAGATTGTAAAGAGATATCGTTGGGGAAAAATTATAGGTCAACACCTGAGATTGTTAAAATCGCAGAAAATCTGATTAAGAAAAATAGCAGTTTTACAGGTATGAAGTTTGAGACGGATAATCCGAGCGGTCAAAAGCCTGAATATTCTAGACATTATGATCAGAAGGCAGAAGCCAATTCAATAGCTAGGAAGATTAAGTTTTTAGTTGAAGATGAAGGTTGGGACTATACCGATATTGCCGTGTTTTATCGGTTAAATAGAATGTCTCTTGAACTTCAAACGGCATTTGCTAAAGCGTATATACCGTTTACAGTTATTGGTGGACCTAACTTTTTTGACAGAAAAGAAATCAGAGATTGTTTAGGAATGCTTCGATGGCTTGCTAACTCTTATGACAAACTTGCTTTTCATCGCGTTATAGATTTGTTTAGTGATATAGGAGAGGTAACGTATAGTAGAATAGTAGAAGTTTCTCAAGACAACAATATATCTTTGATGGAAGCTTGTTCGAAGATAAATGATTTGACGAATCGTAAAAGTATTATCAAAGCAGCTAAAAGGATACAAGATGTTTTCGATTTTGATTTTTCTTCTATGCATGCTGGCAAGGCTCTATCACTTCTCATCTCCAAGATTAATTATTATGGGCATTTGGAGAAAGCGTCCAAGAATAATAAAGACTACGAGGATAGAAAGAGTAATGTCGAAGAGCTTATAAATAATGCTTCGGTTTTTGGTCAAACGAATTCATCTATCTCTGATTATCTCCATAATATCGCTTTGATCTCGTCTTCAGATAAGGAATCTACTGAGTCTGTATCTTTGATGACGATGCATGCCTCAAAAGGTTTGGAATTCCCCGCTGTTTTCGTTATAGGAGCAGAAGAAAATATACTTCCTCATGTTATGGCATTGAAGGATGCTAAGACTCCAGAAGAGAGGATAGAGGCAGTTGAGGAAGAACGAAGAATATTTTATGTCGGGATTACAAGAGCTAAAAGGAGACTGTATGTTTCTAGTTGTGAGAATAGATTAGAATCTCCATGGGGAAGACCAAAATTAATTAAAGTTGAACCAAGTCGTTTCGTTTCTGACTCTGGATTAAAATGAATCTAAAGCCATATACTCTATTAAAAGACAAGCATATAGGAGAGTCCGCTTTTGTTGTGGGTTCTGGGACTAGCTTGAATAATCTGGATATCTCTGGAATTCATAAGCATGTAGTGATTTGCGTCAATTCGTCTATCCTTTTAATGGATTGGAAGAAAGGTAAGGCAGACAAAAGGTATTGGATATCTAATGATGCTTTTTGTAGGAAGTGGAGCTATTGGAAACATGTCTTGGAAGCAAAAGCTAATAGAATTGTTCGTGACAGTTGGAGAAAATATTTCAGAGAGCTTGAGGGATTTTATGTATTCAGTCCTCGTCCTACTGACGAAAATGGTTTGAATGTTGAAGATGAGGGTCTTTGTCATTGTTCGAGCGTTCCTTCTGCTTTGGATTTGGCATTACAAATGGGCTGTAAGAAGATTTTTTTATTGGGGGCTGATCATTACATAAGGGGTCGTCGTTATTTTTGGGAGCATTGGGATAGAAAGAAGCGTCCTCATTTTAAAGGAATAATTCATTCTAGGCATCATCAAATGAGAATTTTTATATTAAACAATAAAATGTACAACCATTTAGATAGGTTCGCTACCTATAAAAAAGCTTCTGTGTACAATTGCAGTCTTTCTAGCCAGATAGACGCATTTAAAAAGATAAGTTTAGAAGATGCGTTGAAGAGGATAGGCTAAAAAAACCGATCATTATGTATGATAAACGGTAAGAAAGTATTGGCTATTATTACGGCTCGTGCTGGTAGTGTTTTTTTTGGTAAGAAGTAAAAATTAAAGAGGAGCAAAAAAAGAAATTAAGTTTAGCGTGTAAAGGGAGAAAACAAACAAAAGAAACAAGAGCTAAAAGAAGCGAGTCTATGAAAAAAGCATGGGCTAAAAAGAAAAAGGAAAAAGATGATAAATAATAAAAAAGTTCTTGCTGTCGTAACGGCGAGAGCGAACAGCCAGGGTCTTCCAGGAAAAAACTATAAGGATCTGCTGGGTACTCCGTTGTTTGCATGGTCTGTAATGTCTGCCATAAGATCTCATCATGTCGATGCCGTTATCATTAGTTCTAATTGCGAACATGTCAAAAAAATATCATTAAAATTGATCAGTGAAATAAATGACGAATCTGATACTCGTTTTAAGGATTTAGTTAGATGTAAGAATGTAAATTTCCTTCAGCGTCCAGACGAATACGCTACAGGTATCAGTAAGAACGAAGATTCATTGATACACGCTTATAATTACGCAAAAGAACATTTAGGGATTGACGCTGATATTATTGTTAATCTACAACCTACATCTCCGATTCGTGATAATGAAGGCAGTCATTTGATCGATGAATGTTTGGAGAAGATGGACAATGAAAAAGCAGATAGTTTATTTACCGCAAGCGTTCATACTCCATTTTATTTTAAAGTAGTCGATGGAGTAGTTACCGCCGAATGGGACTACAAAAATAGACCAATGCGACAAGAAATTGCCGCAGAAGAATTTCTTTGGCATGACGATGGAAACGTATACATCACTTCTGTTCCATTGCTTTTATCAGAGCGTTGTAGACTTGGTGGTAAAATGTCTGTATATGAGCTTACCCATGCACAGAGCTTACAAATAGACACTGAAGAAGATTTTAAAATTATTGAAGGATTCTTAAAGGAGGAAGTGTCAAGATATAGAATATAAATATTAACATAGTAGTTTTTATTTAGTTTATATTTTATAGGAGGAAATAATGGCGGCTTTAATAAGAGATTTATCTTTTCAGTAATTCGGTGATTTATCTACAAGTGATGGAGGAAAGTAATGAAAAGACAACTAATACCAGAAGGTTATTATAATAGCAATACAAAGGACTGTGATGTATTTTGTGTAAAAGGCACAATACAAGATCAACAGAAATTCTATTTTAGACAAGACAGTTGTGTCAAATATTCAGCGGGTGCTGATGTTAAATGGAGCATTACAAACAAACAAACATTCGATCATTGCATTTCAGTTACCGATACAGTCACTGTTGAAGCAGGTGCCGGAGGAG